TTAGTGCGTGTCGATCAGTTCGAACTCATGGGCGTGCTCGTCAAGGACCGCGCCGGCCCCACCGCCCTCGGAGACGAGCACGGTCGGCCGGCGGTCCCGGTAGGGGTTTCCGCAGCTGCAGCGCTTGCGGGTGATCATGCCGCCGCAGGTGTCGCAGACGCCGGACTCGGATGCGTGGGCGACCATCGATACCGATCCGAGCGTGTCGTAGGCGCGGAATTCGCGGGAGCCTGGTCCGCGGAACCATTCCTTCACGATGGGCTTGAGGTTCTCCCGCTTGCCGGCGGTCCACTGGTCGAACTCGACCATGTCGTAGGTGGCGAACCGGAACGCCCGCTTGGGTGCCCACATCTTTAGCCGGCCCGTGACCGGGTCCGCGACCGGGCGGCCGGCGAAGTAGCCTCGGCACTCCACGACGCCCTTGGTGACCTGGCGGATGATCTTGTCGGCGCGGTCCCAGGCCGGGGCGGTCCAGAGGAACAGGTTGTCGTACTTGCGGCACTGCATCAGCCGGTTCTGTATCGGCGTGTTCAGCTTCCCCGCGGTCGCATCACGGCTGTTCGCGATCCCGACGATCTCGTCGGCGAAGACGAGGGTGTCGCGGGCCTCCAGGAACTGCTCCCAGTCGTAGAACGGCTCGTAAAGCGGGTGCAGCTCGCCAGTGTTGGTGTCGAACAGGGGCACCGTGGAGAGGACCCTCCGGCCCTCATCGAGCGAGTGCAGGGCCTGGGACACGGCGCACAACGATTTGCCGCCGCCGTTGGGTCCGACCATGGCGAGGATCTCGAACGTCTCCCGCATGCGCACGTTTCGGGCATGGACGGCGGAGCCGCCGCCGTACCAGAGGACGAACCGGGCGCGCAGCGGAAGCTTCTCTTTGCCCTTCGCCTTACGCCGGTAGTCCTCCCGCGACGTGTCCCGACCGACCGACGTGGCGTTGGATTCCAGAGCGTCGGCGATGCGGGTCAGATCCCGGGACTGGCTGTGCTTGGACATGTGAACCTTTCTCCGATGGTTGCCTTGTGCTGCTCTCCGGGGATGGTTGGCGGGTCCCCGGCACCCCGTTCCGGGCGGACGCCGTCCGCCCCTCCACGGGGTCCCCGCCGGTCACCCGCCGCCCATCGTCGGGATCAGCCCCACCAACCAGCGGATAACTTTCACCGACCACAACCCGAACCAGAGCGCGAGCTGGAACCCACCAACGCCGATGACCAGCGGCCAGGGAATCCAGGCGCCGAGGCCCGCACCGGAGTTGATGACGTTCTGCACGTACCCGGCTGCGCTGGTGATCCAATCCGGCACCGCCGTCGCCGGCGGGAACAGGCCGATCAGCCAGGTGATGAAGCCACCGGCGAGGCTGAGGAACCACTCGGTGATCATTCGCCCGACACCCCGCTATACCCAGCGAACCGACCCAGCAATCGCGCAAGCGCCAGGACGGCCATGATCGCGATGCCGGCGGTGAGCAGCCCGTTGACGATCGGGGCGATGTGTTCGAAGTAGTCGCCGGGGCAGGCCGCGAGCATGTGCACGCTCGTCGGTGCGCCCTTGATGTACCCGCCGCCGCCGATCCAGCTCGTGTCGATCGTGATGCCCTGGCAACCCGAGGTCGGGCTAGTGAGGAAGAACCCGCTGACTGCCGTGCCGAGGACTCCGACGCTGGAGTTCTTCCACGCCGTTGACACCTGTGTTTCGGTCGCGACGACCGCCGAGGTGCGCGGAGAGAATGCGCACTGCAGCGGCTGGAGCACCCAGTTGACGGGGTTGAACGCCGCCCACCCGGAGGGCCAGCAGTCAGGGCGATCCTGCCCGGTCGCCGGGTCTGCCGATGCCCCGGTACCCAGAGACGGTTTGACGCTGGTCTGGGTGCCCGTGTCGGTGCCGTCGCCCGGGTTGGCGTAGGCGTCACCTGTGCTCACCTTGGCCGGGTCGAACCGGTTTGCGAGGACGTTGCACTCCGCGATCGGGGCCACGTAGGTGCCGTACTTGCAGGTGTAGTCGCTGCTCTTGGTCGGGTCGGTGAACCAGGTCGCGCAGCGGGACTGGTCGCCGTCGTAGCAGGAGCCGGCCTTGTCGATGAGGTCGAGCTGGCACGACTGGCCGGCACAAAGCGGGTAGGCGCTGTTCATCGCCTGATACGCCGCCGTGGTGTCTTGGTCGTAGAGCGTCAGGATCTGCGGGCCGCCGGTCATCGTCACGGTCATGTGGCCGGCGGTGATGCCGGCCGGGAGGGTGGGGCAATTCGGGGCCGGCCACTTCGGGTCCGTTTCCAGGAACGAGGTCGTCACCGCCTGATACACGGCGTTGCTCGTGCTGGTGATGGTGCACACCAGGGTGCGGGTCGGGTCGCCGCTCGCGCCCGGGTACTGTGACCCTCTCGGAGAGAGGCCGGAGTACCACGACCGGTTTCCCTGGCCCAGCGTCGACCCCGTCGTGCCGATCGCGAACGTGTCCGGATTCGCGCCCGTCAGGTTGCTGCTAGACATCGTTGTCGCGTACAGCACCGTCCCCGCTGGGCACGTCACCACATACGACGCGGTCAACGCGCCGGTGCCGAAGCTGAACCACTGGGGCACCGAGTTCACACCGGTGACGGCGAGGGTGCTCGTGTTCTGGCAGTAGCCGATGAAGTACATGCTGCCCTGGCCCAGGCTCGACGCGTTCGTCACCTTGATCGTCTGGCTCCCGGTGACCGCCTGCGGCGTCTTGTCGAACGAAAAGCACGAGTACGCGACGTACACCCCGCAGGTGACGTATCCGTTGCCCGTCCCCACGCTCCAGGCGATCGGGTAGGTCGGGAACCCGGGCGGCTGGGCGACGGCGTCCGAATTCGCAAGGTAGCCGATCTGCGGCGAATCGAAATTGGAGCAGTCCGCGCCGGACAGCGTCTGGGCGACCTGGCCGAAGAAGTCGTTGCCGGTGCCGCTGCACACGGTCCCGTTGACGTCGATGCCCAGGCCCTGGTCTATCACCCCGCCGATGGTCGTGCCGAGGTTGTAGGACTGGATCACCTGCGATACCCCGCCGACAACTTTGGTCATCGACCCGAACTTGAACGCGGGAACGCCGGCCTTCGAGCCGATCTGGCCTGCGAGCTGAGCGGCGCTCTTTCCGTCGGTTGTGGCTGCGCCGACTACGGACGAGGGGAAGTTGAGTTTCGGCGGGTTGACGGGAGACGGTGCGAACGCCTCGGCGGGCGCGGCCACGCCGAGGATCACGGCGGATGCGGCGATGCCGGCCACGATGCCGGCGGCGGCGATCTTGCTGCGGAGCTGCACGAGTGTCTCCCTCTCCGGGCTGTGGTCCGGCCCGCTCACCCCGCCCCCGCGGAGGGAAGGCGAGGACGGGGGAGCGGGCCGGGTCGGTCAGGACTTCTTGAGGAGGCCCAGGCCCCAGCCGATGCCCTTCTTGATGCCCACGAACGTGAGCGTGCCGACGATGCCGGCCGCGACCGCTGCGCCCACGTAGCCGAGGACGGTCGGAATGCCGGCGGTGATGGCCGACGCGAGGTCGGCGGGAGCGAAGGTAGCCATTCGGCTATCCCCTTTCTGTTCAGACCCCGCGTCGGGGGCCGGTTGACCCGATCACCGGTCGGTGTCGGGGGTCTGTGCTAAATCAGGCCGTCGCGTCTGAGGTCGTCCTCGATGCCCGCGTTGCCGTAATGGTCATCCAGTCCGTCGGCGATCAACACCGACCCGTGGCGATCGCCGCGGTAGTTCCAGCCGCCCGTGTTCCGGTCGTACCGGTACCCACTCAGCAGGAGCACGCCCCAGCCCACGCCCTTGCGGATACCGATGAACACCAGCGACCCCGCGATCGCCGCGGCCACCGCTGCGCCGAGCCAGAGCAGGATCTGAGGGACGCCGGCGCTGAATGCTGCGCCGAGCGCGGCCGGGTCGAAGGTGGCGGTGTCCGCGAGGTTCACGAGCTGCGGCCTTTCAAGTAACGGGTGATGATGCCCAGGGCCACGCCTAGGGCGAAGAATCCGAAGACGTACGGGGCGAAGTCGCTAACCACGGCGCAGCAACTCCAATCCGGCCCGGGCGCCGGCGCAGATCGCGATGACGCCCATGAACGTGGTCACCACCGCCGTCGCCGCCTGCAGGTCCATCAGCCGGCCTGCTTCCGTGCGTTGTAGCGGGGGCGCTCCACGACCACGTGCCAGCACAAGGCCAGCCCGCCGATCAGGACCAGCCCCGCGGCTGCGGCGATCGCGAGGTCACCGAAGCCGGCCGAGTAGCCCAACAGGTTCTTCACTGGATGCCCCCGCGCATGACAGCGATCGCGTCGAACACGCCCAGCACGCCGAGGACTCCGAAGAACGACACGTACCCGACCAGCGGTGCGAAGCGGCGCAACTGCGGGCGCATCAGGCAATCCTGTCCCCGAGCAAGAACCCGACCGCGAACACGACCAGCAGCCCGCACAGCAGCACGAGGTACTGGAATTCAGAGAGCACGAGACGCCGCCTCTCGCGTCGCCTGGCCGACCCGGACTTCCATGCGACGCTCGCGCAGCTCCACCAGCCGGCCGAGCCGTTCGAGCTTCTGCTCGACCCCTGCCTTTCGCAGCGCCCACCGGACGAACGTGGTGAGCAGCTCCAGCAGCGCGGACGCCGCCCGCCACACCAGGATCGCGCCGAGGCAGCCGAAGAACGCCGCCGCCAACACCATGGGCGCGACGTCCTGCAACAGGACCCGCTCCACCACGGCCAGCTCGTCAGCACCCATGGTCAGCTCTTCGCCGGCGCGGCGAACGTGGCGGCGATCGCCTCAAGGTCTCCGGGCTGGAGGTACCGCTCGAAGGTGAGGGACGAGCCGCGCTCACCGTCGAACGCCGTGGCGACCACGGCGACGATCGCATCGCGGTTCGGCCGCTGGGCGTCGGCGTCCTTGCGGAACTTGACCGACACCGGCCCGCCCGGGGTCGAGACCTCGACCACCGTGCCGGTGTACTCGCCGTCCCACTTGGTCTCGCGGTGGCCGCTGACGCGGCCGAAGATGATCAGCTCAGGGGTGATCCGTGCTCCGATTGCCATGACTGTCTCGCTTTCTGTAGATGGGAGCCTCTAGTACGCTCCTGTCGTTCTTTGAATGAGAATGGCGGAAGGTAACAAGCCCCCGCCAGCACCCAGAGCAGGGGTTAAGAATTGGGCCGATTTGGCCCCCAAAACCCGCGAAACGGGGGACACGGCACGGGATAACGCCCGTTGTCCCGTGCATCCAGCACCGAACAGCGGCCGGCGGACGGCAGGTAGCTCCGCTCCGACCGCCCGTCAAGGGACACTCCGGCCTCACACCCGAGGAGGTACAGGAAGGAACTCCGTTCCTGCGAGCGGCCGGCTACACGAGGCAGGGGAGGCCTCCGGAACCCTTGACAGACGCTCTCCGCTCCACTGTCGCGGCAAGTGCGAGCAAGGCACCCGTTCCGGGCACCTCGCCCGCAACATCAACCAAAGATTGGGGATCACGATGAACACCACCGACACGCCGCTCCCGCTGACCGAGTCGATCCGCCGCGCACGGGTCGAGATCGACTCGTACGCCCGCGTCATCGCAGACGCCGTGCTCGCTGGCGAGCCCGTCAGCGACTTCCTCAAGCGCGGCTACGCCTACGCCGTCGCTCGCGAGGCCGAGCTCAGCGAGGCCTTCGACAACGAGGCCGGCGAATGCTGACCGTCGAACAGCGGCACGCGCTGATCGTCTGCTTCGAGGCGGCGCGCCGCGCCGCGAAGACGTTCGAGCAGACCCACGCACGCTCCGCCCGCGGCGTCCCCGTCGGCATCGACACCGTGCTCTCCGTGCACATCGAGGACGAAGCCGCACAGCGCGACTTCTACGAGTTGCTCAACTCGGTCACCGACTGGGGCATGCACCCCGCCGTGCGGGAGGTGACCTCGTGACGCTCCACCAACAGTTGGCGGACCCCGGAACGTGGGTGGTCATCGCTTGCGCCGCGGTGCTCATCGCTGTCAATCTCTGGCTGCTCGTACGCGACGTGCGCCGCTACGGGCGGGGGAACAACCGGTGAAGCGACGGCACGTCTACATCGGCACCAGCGCCGTCACCGTCGCGTTCCTCACCATCGCCGTGCTGCGCCTGGTCCTCGGCAACGGCCTGATCTGGCACTTCCTCCGATAGGGGCACCATCGCGTCAATGATCCGGATCACTACGAACACCCGGCCCAATTGGACCCAGCAAGCGGCGGGGGAGCTGCGCTCCCTCGCCGTCTGCGTGCAGCTGGAACGGATCGCCGCCGCCGAGGTTATGCGCCTCGGCCGGCGGCGTCACGTGCGAATCACTGCGACCGACCAGGACGGTGTCGAGCTGGCCTGTGTCTGGCCGGCGGAAGAACCCTCGCACTGGGAGCTAAGCGGCGAGACGGTAGCGCGACCGTGGGAGACGGTTACCCGGCCCCTTGCCGGCTAGCAGGTAGCCGATGTGCGCGGCCGAGACGCGGCCATCGTTGACCAGGAGATACCCGGAGCCGCCGTCGTAGTAGCCGCGGGTGATGACCTTACGGGATGTAATCTCGCCTGTGGCCTGGTCGGTGGTGCGGAAGATGCGCGTGCGCATCAGCGCCTTCGGGCCGATCCTGCCCGCTGCGCCCCGGAATTCCCAGGTGCTGAGCTTGCCGCTCTTCCTCGCCCGAAGAACCAGAGCCGCGGCGACGACGTCAAGGTCGCGGCCGGCGCGTTCAGTGCGATCACGGACCTTCTCGCCGTCGATGATCTTCACCCGCTGCCCGTACTGACCCTCATATGTCACGGCGGCCGAGACCAGCTCGCCACGCCGAACCACTTTCGAGAGCCATCTGGTGAACGCGGTGTCGTCGTCAACGAACCGGTAGGAGCTGGTCGTACCGTCGCCGTTGCTGACCACCGTGCGCCGCTGTGTGACCGCCTGGGCGCGGGCGAGCTTCCGCAGATGACGCTCGACCTTGACGAACTCCGAGACCGGCTTCGCCGACACGGCAAGGTCACGGGCGAACTGCCTCAGAACGCTCTTATCGGTCGCCCACGGGGCGCGGTCCTCGGCCTCCCAGGTGGTGCCGCGCGCGACGATGTGCGCGTCCACGGAGGCGGCCCATTCTGCCTTCGCCTCGTCGTCAGCTGACATAATGTGCATTATCAGCGATCAATTCGCGAGAACTTCCGGCCGACCTCCACGTCGAAACAGCCGTCTACTCCTGCCTGCCCTGCGAGGTGGACGATATCGATGGGCAGATCGGGCTCCGCCGAGGCGGGCCGCCACGACAGGAAGTCATAATGCCAACTCAGAGGAATTCTCGTCTTTTCGCGGTGCGTGGGCGCCGGATTGCTGCACTGATCGCCATCGTGCCACTGGCTTTCGGTGCTGGGCTCATGTCCTTCGTGCCGGCCGGCCCGGCTGCCGTGACCAAGGCTGCGCCGGCCCGCGCGGCGGCGCCTCACGACGGTCACTACTGCGACGGGTGTCAGCCTCCGCTCGAGTACACCGGCGGCCCGGTCATGGACACCCGATCTCCCGAGGGCGTTGTCGTGATCCCGGTCTTCTGGAGTCCGCCCGGCACCGACCAGTTCCCGGGCGGGTACGTCAACGGCATCGATCGCTATCTTGCGGATGTGGCCGCCGCGAGCGGGCAGCAGGACAACGTCTACTCCGTTCTGACGGAGTACAACTCGACAGCGGACGGTTCGACCACTCCCCTGAAATACCACATCACGGCAGGCTCCCCGATCGCGGATACGTCCCTGTTCCCAGGCAACGGCTGCACGCCGGATTCCGACGCGTTCGCCATCTGCATCACCGATCAGCAGTTGCGGGACGAACTGGCGCGCGTCATCCAGGCGAATCGGCTGCCGATGGGCCTCGGTCATTTCTACCCGGTCTTCCTGCCACCGGGCGTCGAGACCATGGATCGCGACAAGACCACGTCTGCGTCCTCGTTCTGCGGCTACCACCGCTTGTTCGGGCAGGAGCCTGACGAGGTCGTCTACGGCAACGAGCCGTTCGAAGCCTCGAACTGCGACGGGGGTCAGTCCCCCAACGGCAGTCTCGCGCTGGATGGGGCCATCAGCACCCTCAGCCACGAGCTCGCCGAATCGGTGACGGATCCGAACGCGGAATCGAGCGCATGGCTGGACCACACCGATCATGAGATCGGCGACATCTGCGCGGAGGATTACGGCACCGCTTCAGGCTCGGTCGACCCGGCGCATCCATTCACCACGGAATACAACCAGGTGATCAACGGCGACAAGTACTACACACAGACCGAGTTCAGCAATTGGTCCTACGCGCACTACGGAATGGGATACGGATGCGCCCAGAGTGAGCGGCAGGCGACGACCGATCCCGCCAGGTCGCCGGAGGACATCGCCGAAGTCTTCTCCGAGGTCACGCCCAACACGACCGACAAGAACGACGCGGAGGCGGAACTCCGCGTGACCGTCTACGACCGTGCCGGCGACCCCGTGAGCGGAGACGCAGTGAACTTCACGGCCTACGTCGTGTCGGGTGACGGGGCCTGCGGCGATTTCAGCGCCTCCGGGGCCAGGACGGACGACGCGGGCCAAGTGACGACGACATACACCGGGTCATCCGACCCCGTCACATGCGCACTCGTCGCCCACGAGGCGCGTGGCGGACACTCGGGGACGAGTCGCATCTATCAGGGCAAAGCCGCCGATACCGCCCCGCAGGCTGTCGCGACCTTCCCCTCCACTCTGGAGCCGGGCGGCGCAGCGCGGACCTTCACGACGACTTTCACGAACCCCTCGAACGAAGACATCCGCGGCTCGCAGGTCGAGTTCGACGTCTACGCCAGCGACACGTCGAAGGTCGCCGTCGACCACTCCGACCTTCACGTCTCGTACAGCACCCAGGGCGCCGACGGTCCCTTCACGACGCTCTCCCTGCACGGTTCAACCGCGGACGGCAGCGCGATCTACGGAATCATCTCGCCCAAGAACGGGCTCACCGCTCACGCGAACTCCCACCTCGCCGTCTATTTCCGGATGAGCGCCGGCAGGACCTTGCCCACGAACAGCACGGCTCCCCAACTCTCACTCGAGGCCTACCTCGACCAGATAAACCCTGCAAGCGGCGCGGGCACGACAATCGCCGACACGTATGCCACGGACGTTCGGCTCGTTCCGCCGCAACCGGGGTACCTGACCGCGTGGCGCTACGTCGGTATCGCCCTCGTCGTGCTGTTCGTCACGATCGGAATCGTGTTCCTCGTGCGGCGTTCACGTTCGCGTCATACGGCCGACCCCCACTGAGGCCTGCCTTTCTGACGGCTCAGGATCCGAACTGCCGTCGGAACGCGAACCGATCGTCGGGCGAAAACCGGTACTCGTCGTCGCAGCGGTACCCTCGCAGCCACTGCTGACCATCGACGACGCGCAGGTAGAAGCCTTTCGGAAACGCCACATCGTCGCTCAACGGCGCCGATGCGACCTTGATCGCACCCGCGGGCGACCTGCCCGCCGAGAGGATCGAATCCGGAGCGTTCGCCTGGGATGGCATAGCCAGGCGCAGATAGGGTCCCGTGTCGGGCGGGCACAGCGCGAGACCCTGTCCCTGGGCTGAGGCGAAAACCTCCGGCAACGTCGCACCTCCGCCCAGGCCGAGCTCGCCGACCGTGCATTGGACGACCCGGATATCCTCCGGTTCACGCACATCGAAGACCGCGTGATCGAGGAGTAATTCCGCGAATGCATTCAGAAGGACGCCCTGAGTTGACAGCCCACTCCGCAGTCCCTCGCGGTCAAGACCCCCGACCGAGAGCCGGAGCGCTGCCGGCATTCCAGGTTCGCCGGGCTGTCGCATTCGTCCAGGCTATCGCCGCACACCGGTGGCAGCGATTTGCCGTCCTGACAACACGCGTCCTGCGCGCTAATGTCGGCAGCGACTGCCGCCCGGCGGCCGCTTCGACGAAGGGATGCCGCGATGAGTGTCAACGACTCGACCGACCCGTTAGTGCATGAGTTCTCCCTCGACGCGCGGAACATGACGCGTGCCGCCATCAACGCCTACCGGACGACGCTCGCCGTCAGCGGAGCGGTCGCCCTGATCCTCGGGATCGTGCTGCTGTTCTGGCCAGAGAAGACACTGTCGGTGCTGGCCGTCTTCCTCGGAATCTACTTCCTGATCGCCGGCATCATGCGCCTGGTCGTCGGGATCTTCGCCCGCGGGATGCGCAGCGGCCCACGAACATTGAGCATCATTCTCGGAGTCGTGCTCATCTTCGCCGGGATCGTCGCACTGAAGAACGTCTCGGCCGCGGCCGCCACGCTCGTGATCTTCGCGATCGCCTTCATCGGCGTCGGCTGGATCATCGAGGGCATCATGACGCTGGCCGAAGCCGGTCGTTCCGCGTCGGCGGGCTGGTCGATCACGTTCGGGATCCTGAGCATCATCGCCGGGATCGTCGTCCTGGTGCTGCCGGCGTCGGCCGCGGTCTTCCTGCTCGTCTTCGCAGCCATCGCGCTCATCGTGCTCGGCATCATCGGGCTCGTGCGCGCCTTCACCTTCGGGCGGGACGTCCTGAAGGCGACCGAGGGGCCGACCATGGCGCCGCGGGTGGCATAG